TTGCTGTAGTTCCTGTTACACGTGACATTGGTTGTATAAATGGCGACACTATTCAGGAATTTGCTGGTGACCTTATCTTTCTTGGCCCTGACGGGTTGCGTACAGTCGCAGGTACGGCACGGATTGGTGACGTGGAGTTGGGCACTATAAGTGCAAACGTGCAGTCCCTTTTTAACGAAAATATTGCAGATTCTTCTGGTTTTCAAAGCCTCGTTATACCTGACAAAACTCAGTATCGCATATTTTTTAGTAAGGATGATACAGCAGCCTCTATTACTGGGGGTGTTATATGTGTGATGAAGGGGCAAAAATTTGAGTTTGCTGAACTTCGCGGCATAAAACCAGCGTGTACAGATACGTTTGTGGATGACGGCAACGTAATTGTTTTGCACGGGGACAGTTCAAACGGTTTCATATACCGCCAAGAGTCTGGCAATGACTTTGACGGCACAGCCATACTAGGCAAGTATCGTGGGCCTGATCTTACGTTTGGCGATGCTGGTATCCGCAAACACATGCAAAGAGTTATTATTAACTATAAGCCAGACTCGACAATCGATGCCGATTTGTTTTTACGGTATGATTACGGCTCTCCTGACGCACCTAGCCCTGCAGCGTATCCCCTAGATTCTACCGATGTTGTTGCCACATATGGCATAGCAAAATACGGCACGGGTACATACGGCGGTGTGTCAGAACCTTTGGTTAGACAGTCCGTAGAAGGTTCAGGATTTGCTGTAGCTTTACGAGTAAACGACGGGGGTTCTACCGCTCCCTATTCCCTCAAGGGATTTCAATTAGAGTTTCAAACAGGAGCTAGACGTTAGATGGGTGCTACTTATACCAGACAATCATCCTACACTGACGGCGATACCATCACCGCTGCTCACACCAACGATGAATTTAACCAGCTACTAGCTGCTTTCGCCTCAAGCACAGGACACACACACGACGGGACTTCCGCAGAAGGTGGCCCGATTACAAAGCTGTTGGGTAACACCCTTACATTTGGTGCGGGAACAGCGGGTACGGACGTTACGATCACCTTCGATGGTGAAACAAGTGACGGTGTGCTTAAATGGATGGAAGACGAAGACTACTTTGAGTTTTCGGACGATATACTTGTAGCCAGCACAGAAAAGCTACAGTTTCGTGACACAGCAATCTACATCAACTCCAGCACGGACGGACAGCTTGATCTAGTAGCCGACACAGAAATCCAACTCGCAGCAACCACTGTAGATTTAAATGGTGATTTGAATGTTAGCGGTGAAGTACAGACTGCCAACATAGGTTTCACTGATGGCGACAACGCTATCACCATAGCTGACGGCGGAGTAATCACTGTAGTTGCGGGAGCAAGTTTCAACGATCAAGACATAACTAACGTAGGCAGTATTGCCCTAGACACAATTACAAACGATGGCACAGATATAACTCTAGATTCGTCCGGGGACATCGTTCTTGACGCTGGGGGTGCCAATGTAATCTTCAAAGATGATGGCACATCCATTCTAGATATTGCAAACAACTCCTCTGACGTAGAACTTACCGTAAGCACAGCCGACAAGAACTTTGCAATCAAAGGCACAGATGGTGCCTCCGCTATTACTGCTCTCGACATTGACATGGCCCTTGCAGGTAAGGCAACCTTCAACGGGGATGTTGTGGTGGGCGGTGATTTGACCATATCTGGCGATGACCTGACTATGAGCACCAACACAGCAGGGCATCTGCTGATTGCTGATGGCACAAATTTCAATCCGGTAGCTGTAACAAGCTTGTCTGAAATCAGTAGCATTGCTAATGATGATGTATTCCTCGCGGTAGACACGTCTGGAGGTGGCCTTAAAAAAGTAGAAAGAAGCACGATTGTGGCAGGACTTGCAACATCAAGTGCTTTATCAAATGTATCAGAGGATAGCACACCACAGTTGGGTGGCAACCTTGACACAAACAGTCACAACATTCTAATTGATGATGCACACTTCATTGGTGATGAGAATGGCAACGAACAGATTATATTCCAGACTACAAGTTCTGCGGTCAATCAGTTTGATGTAACAAACGCTGCAACAGGCAATCCACCTAAACTGTCTGCAACAGGTGGTGACTCTAATATTGATCTTGACATAGAAGCAAAGGGCACTGGTCATGTAACTGTCAGGGGTAACACTAACTCAGGTGCGATACAGTTTAATTGTGAGAGCAACAGTCACGGGCAAATAGTACAAGCGCAACCTCACAGTGCGGCTGTAACAAACACTATGTTGCTACCAGCAGGAAGCAGTTCTACTCTTGTATCACTTGTGTCCACCGACACTCTTACAAACAAAACATTAACCAGTCCAAAAATAAATGAAGATGTAGCAGTAACTTCAACAGCAACAGAACTCAACATTCTTGATGGTGTTACTGCTACAACAGCAGAACTAAACTACAGCGATACTGGTGCGGCTGTTGGTACAGTGGTTGCAAGTAAAGTTGTAACTGCAGATGCAAACAAAGACGTAGCTAGTTTTAGAAACATCACTCTAACTGGTGAATTAGATGCTGGTTCATTAGATATATCCGGGGATGCCGACATTGACGGCACTCTTGAAGCTGATGCCATGACACTCAATGGCACAGCGATTACTACAGTAGCTACTCTGTCTACTGGTATATCTAATGGCAACCTGCCTGTGTTTACCAGCGGTGCTGCTGACAATGACTTTCTACGTATTGACGGTACATCTATTGAAGGTCGTTCCGCTTCTGAGGTGTTGTCTGACATATCGGCAGCACCAGCGGCTGGAGACTCTAACATTGTTACAACTGGCGCACTCAACAGCGGCAGCATCACAAGCGGCTTTGGCGCAATTGACAACGGTTCTAGCGCAATTACTACCACTGGCGTAATCACT